TTAGTGTCCCCACCAGCAGCCATCATCATAGGTTGTTGCATTGGTTGTTGCATTGGTTGTTGCATAGGAGCAGAGGCAGGCATACCCATTTCGCCTGAAGAGAAAACATCAGTTGGAGCTGACTCAGGAGGCATACCTGCTTGCAAACCTTGTGGTTGCATAAACTCACTAACAACTTCTTCTGCTACTGTAGTAGTAGGTTGAGGTTGTGCTGCTGCGTAAGCTTTTTCGTTTTGCGTTCGTCTTTGTATTTCGGATAATACTAAATAAGAAGGAAAAGAAGAGTTTGGGTCTTGCGACATTTGTGCCAATTGATCTTTAGGCACATATTCTAAATCATTTGCTAATTGTACTAAATTCATTAACTCATTCCTCTATATAAACCTAAGCCACCTAATCCTGCACTTACTGCTTGTTGAAATAATCCAGGCTGTTGCGTATATGAACTTACTCTTTGCTGTGGAGTTACTGGAACACCTCTAAGTACGCCACCAAAATTACTAAGTTGTTGACCAGCAAAATCTCTTTGTCTTAAAAAGTCTTCATAACCCATATCCATGCTAGCTTGATCTAATGCTCTTTGTTGTGAACCTATACCTTGTAATGCTGATATTCTTGATATAGCATCTTGATTTATAGTTTCACCTGCACCCATTAATCCTTGAGCAGCAGCTAAGTTGTAGCGATTAGACATATCAAAACCGCTTTGTGTAAATTTTTCTTGAGCTTGTTTTGCAGCTTCTTCTTGTTGTTGTGCAGACAGTCCAAGTTTTGCAGCTTGTATTCTAGCATTTTCACCTACTTGATAAGCTTGTATTTCTTGTGTACCTTGTTGTTGTCTTGATTGTTCTCCAAAAGCAAAAGCACCTTGTCCAAGTTGTTCTTGTTTTTGCATAGCACCTTGCTCTGCTCCAAATTGTGACAATCCAAATTGAGCTGCACCTAATTCCGAAGCTCTTTCTGCTGCTAGTTGTTGTTGTGCAGATTTAAATCCTGCTTGACTGCCTCGTGTTTGTATATCACCCAATTGTTGACCAAGGTTACGTTCACGTTCTGCTTGTTGTATTGCTTCTCTATATCCACCTAAACTGCCTTGAGCTGTAGCTGCATCTCCTATGCCTTTACCCATAATGTTTGACTGTCTACTAGCTTCACGTTTTTCTACATCAATAACATTTTGTTGATACGGAGACATAAATCTAGAAATGTTTTGTTCATAATTTGCTGGATTATATTGCGTTCCTACATCTCCAGCTTGATAGCCAGATTGTCTATCTCTTGCTTGAAAAGTTTGTCCTAAATTACCAGCTCCATAGCCTGAATCAAATGTACCTGCTGTATATTGTGGAGTTCCATATCCTGTTGTATTGCCATATCTAGTAGAAGCATCTGTAAATTGTTGTGGTGTTCCAGACGTTGCAAAACCTCTGGTCATTGCCTGACTGGTTAATTCATCTGGTGAAAAATAAGACAGTCTTTGACCACCATAAGGTTGATAACCTTGTAAACTTTCTGCTTCACCTCTTTGTAGTAGCCGTTTAAAATACGGCTCAACGTAATCTGGTAAATCAGTATTGGTTACAGTTGTTTCTGTTGGTTGGCTGCTGCCTCCTCCTCCAAATGACATTATATTTTCTCCTCAAATTTAAGTTCATAGTGAACATTATCTTCTTTCCAATTTTGATCTTTTTTAGTAAGCCAATGAGAAACACCTTTTCTTCCAGTAGCTTCTATTCCTTCACATTGATTTTGTTTAGCCCATTGTGTTATTTTAGGTCTTACTATTTCCATCCAGTCTTCCATATTCTTACCACCTAATTGTAAAATGTTTAACATTTTTAAACCTGTAGGATAATAAACAAAATTTGTTACAACACATCCTTTTATTAAATCTTCTTCTGGATCAAATGCAATCCATAAATGTACTTGATTATCTATTAATTGTTTATAAATAGTATCAACAGTATGTCTTCCATTAGAACGCTTGCATGATCTTTCTAAAAATTTATTAATATGTTTCCAAATTAAATAAATATCTTTAGGCAAAACAGCAGATATTTGCATATTGTTTTTTAATTTTTGTTTTGGTTGGTTCATGCTGGTAACATTCCTCCAGCATTGGCTAATTTAGAAGCTTGTCTAGTAGTTCCTGTTTTTTCTTGTCTTACTCTATCCATCATGTCATAAAGTTCTTTAGAGCCAGCATTTGAACTGCCATCTCCTAACATTGATACTACGTCAGCAGGAACAATAAACTCATCTTGTGATACTGCTATTTTTTCTTGATTACCAATAGTGCCATTAATGTCGTCATCCATACCACCATTTCCTACTCCTGCTATTTGTCCTTCTGTTTGTGCATTAGGAACAACAGATTGTAAAACCATTTCTCGTAATTGCATAAAAGATTCATTACCATATTTTTCTATAAACATACTTAATGCTTCTTCATTTTCAGATTGACCTAATATAAACATAGCTACTTCTTTTGTAAGAGGGTCATTTTGCATATCAACAGTTAAACCACCTTCTGCAAAACCCATATTGTCTACAACTTCTGGAGCTACTTCATTTAAAGCTTTTAATCCAGCATTAGGTAATTTACCACCTTCTGCCATTTGTCCTCTAAAGTCCATTGTTCTTAGTATAGAATTTCTAGGCATTACTTCTTGAGGTAATTGTGGAGCAAGCATTTCTGGCATAACTTGTGAAACAGACTGTTGAGCAGCAAACATTTCTGGGGTTAAGTTAAAATTAGAAAAGTCTATTTCAGGGGAAAATTCAGTTGCAGCTATTGTTTCTGGCATTATTAATTCAGGTGCTAATGTAGTTTGAACAGCAGGATCAGTTTGAAACATTACTTCAGGTGGCATAACAAAATCAGGTTCTACAGCAGAAGTGTTTGGCATAAATGGTAACATTGGTGATTCTGTTATAGGTAGCTGAGGTGCAAATCCACCTGTATCTATTTCTCTTTCAGGAGAATTATAATTATTTATGCCATCTAATATAGATTGTAAGTCAAAAGTTTCAGGTATTTCAAAATCAGGATAAACTGGTTCTCCCGTTACTGGTCCTGAAAAAGGAGGCTCAGGCTGAGGCATTATAGGAAGACCTATCTCAGGTGGAGCAATAGGAGCAGTTGTTTTATTAAATTCTAAACCTTTTGGAGCAGAACCCGTATAAGCTGCAAATGGATCAATAGATACTTGATCTGCTATAGATGCTTGTCTGCCTCCATAACCTCCTCTAGAGCCTTTATATGTATCAGGACCTAACTCAGGTGCTACAGGTACTAATTGTGAAGCAGGAGCTGATATTGTTCTAGGATCAAAATACATTGTTTCTGGAGAAAAACCTGCTTTAAAATCTGGATTGACTTGATACTGTGTACGAGCAGGTGCAAATATTTGTGGTAAATTACCTCCTGTAAAATTTCTAGGTTCAAAACCATATCCACCACTATAACCGCCTTCTAAAAATCCAGTCCTTCCGCCACCAGCAGCATAAAGTATAGGTTCTGGAGTATTAAGATACATTTCTTCTCTTCGTTTTCTATAAGCTTCTTCGCTTTCACCCACTTGTCTAGCAAAAGCTTCTTGTGAAGCCATTATTCCTTGAGTTCCTGCTCCTATACCAGCAGCTATTCCGCTAGGTGATGCAGCAGCTTTAGCTAATGCTGTAGCTCCTTGATCAAAGTTAAATCCTTCTGGTCCTGAAAACATAGTTTTTAAATTACCAAAATTACCCATACCAGTTGTTGCTTCTCTTACAGCTTGTTCACCTGCTTGATTTAAAACAGTTCCAGGTAATTGACCCGTACCCCCTAAAGCAACTAAATTAGCAGGGTCTTGTAATGCTGTTTGTGTTGCTGTTTGTGCAATACTAGGATCAATAGCTAAAGCCTGTTTATTCATAGCAGAAGAACCCATACCTGCTGTTAAACCTGATAGCAATGCTTTACTACCTGAACCACCTGTTTGTGCATATGTTGCTAAACCTGCTCCTATTCCTGAAGCTAATGCACTATTAGCAGCTAATGTAGCTCCTAACATTCCTGTTCCTGCTAAAGAACTAAAAAGTGTACTTCCCAATAAAGGTGCTAAAAAAGGTAAGAAAGCTTCTGGCTGTCCTGTTTGTGGATTAACTGTAATAGGCATAGCAGATGCTAAACCTTTAACTTCTGCTGGATTAACGTGCATAAGCATAGAGTCGCCATAACGACCTTGTGCTGCTACGTTCTGCGTTTGTTGTTTAATATCCATTATCTTTCCTCTTTTGTTTCACAGCCAAACATATTAAAACTCATGTCAACTGCACTTGTATAAACTTTTACAACATCTGTTTGATTTAATGTTATACCTAAAACTATTGATAGGGAATCATTAGCTGCAACAGATTTTCCATAATATAAAAACTGTTTATCATTAGCACTAGCTCCAGCTACATGAACACTTAATCTAAAAGTGATAGCAGAACCTGTGCGATTTGCTGCAACTATAGAACTAACAGTTGTTTGTGTCATATCTGGTACTGTATATAAGACTGTTACTGTTGTTGCTGCTGGGTCTAATTGACCTAATACTTTTAAATCATCAGCCATGTTTCATTCCCATTAATAAAAATTGATGTCTTTTAGAAGCTTTACTGGTGATTGTAGATTGCATTCTTTGTATTGTAATTATTTTGACATTTAAATCTTCTACAGCCTGTTCAATACTTCTTCTAGTTAATGCTTCATTGTTTAAATTATATTCTTGAGAAGGCAATGGTAGTGCAATCGTTTTGATATCAGCCATTATCTTTTTCCATCTGGTCTAATTTCTAACCTTACATCACCTAATCTCCAACCATAATCACTAGATGTATTTGATATTCTTAAAGCTGCTTGTCTGCTTCTTGCTCTAGTATTTTCAAATGTAGAATTAGGAGTCACATTAATAGTTTGTAATGTAGATAAATCTTGTAATGGATAATCTCTACCTTTAATAGTAAAAGTAACATTATCATCAGTTGTCTTTTGATTTCTAAATTCAACGTCAGGGATCAATTTAGATATAAAAGTAAATTTTTCTCCATCAGGTGCTAAATCAAAATCACTTGATTCAATAAAAGAATCAAAAGAATTTTCTCCGTCACCATGTCCTATTTCATGAAGATATACAAAATTTGTATTTGTATCATCATTTTTACTAGCTGCTAAAGGATTTTCGTATACAGATGCTTCACTCCATGCTGTTCTTACAAAATTATCAGTAGTTGTGCCTATAGACCAAGTTCCTTCTAAATAGTTATATAAAACATATCTGTCTACTTCTTTGCTTGTGCCAGACGGATAGAACCACATTACTTCATTTACACTTTCATTAGCTGCACCAAATACTTTATGAGCTTGATCTTGGTTTAAATCAGATAAAACATAATCTAAAACAGTACATGGCAATCTTTCAGCAGTTCCTGAGTAAACATAGAATCCATTACGATCCATAAAATACACTCTGTTATTAGCATTAACAGCAGAGTTAGGACCAATTAATGACATTCCTTCGGCTACTTCTGTAAAAGAAAATATAAAAGGTTCTCCTACAAAACGCATTGCAACAATACCTTTATCTGTCCAAATAAGTATTTCTTGTCTGGTTCTTAATGCTCCAATAATAGTAGACCCTTGTGATAATTGAACACCACCTGCTTGATTTGTAGCTGTAGGAGTCCAATCAATAGCACTTTCTCTATCAGAAAATCTAACTAATAAAGGATCAATTGCAGTTGAACCTATTGGATTAGCTCCAAATGCTATAACGTGTTTATCAACATCTGATGTCATTACTTGTAGGCAAGCTACGGGAACATCACTAGCATTAGTTTCTGATGACAAAGCAACTGCTCTTGTTGTTAATCCATCTGTTTTATCCCAGAAAAATAAACCACCTGCTCTAGGAGCAGCTATTACATCATCTCCAAAATTATCTATAGACCACAATCTTAATTGATTGGTAAGAGTTAAATCACCTGCTGAACCAAAAGTACCACTTCCCCAAGCATTAGCTCCCCAACCAGTTCCTCTAACATACACATCTAATCCAGTATTAATTTGATATGCTGCATCTGCTCCTGAACCTCCATTACCTGTATCACTTCCATTAGCTGTTGCTGTTGCTGTAAAAGTAAATGTATTAACGCTTGGTATAGCAGTTACTTGATATTCTTGATTTAAAACATCAGCAGTAATAAGACCACCTAAAGTGGCTGCTCCTGAAATTGTTACAAAATCTCCTTCTACGCATCCATGATCATCATCTGTAGCAGTAATAGTTGCAGACCCATTAGTTGCTGCAAAAACTATTCCATTGGTTGTTGTTGCTCTTATTGGTGTTATGTCGTAAAAAACATCACCACTTAAATTGTAAAGTTTTTGATGTGTTCCTAAAATAACAAATGAATCTCCGCTATTAGCTTTATAAGTAAACAGTTTTCTGCATGTTCCTATAAAAGTATCTGTATCAAATTTTTGCCACCCACCAATTCTTTCGGGTTTACCTTTACGAAATCTTACTTTATCTGCATCAAACCAACCGCCTTCATTACTATAGTTAGTTCCTTCTTTATCTATTCCAGGTTTAAAAACATATTTAGCTAACGGCATTTTATACCTCTATCCATTCTTTTTTTTCAAATAACAAAGATTCTGCTTCTCTCCTTCTTATTAAACCATTTAAAGTTTCACCACCTGCTTTGTTCCATCGTTTAATTTGACTCGGTATAAGATGATAATCTCCTGCATTAAGAAGTTTTAATAATGTAGACTCTTTTAAATTTGTTGGTCCTAAATTGTAGACCCAAGCACACAAAGCATCAAACTGACATTGCTCTAATGGCACTTTAACCATGTTATTAATGTACCCTTCGTACTCAGGCATCTCTTCATCAAGCATAAACTCAGCATGTTCTTGATTTATTTCATCGCCTTCTTTTACATCTTTAGTATGTCCAAATCCAATTGTCCAAACATCCACGCTATCTTGATACGCTTTTAATTCGCATCCTTCAAATTTTTTAATTAAAGCTAAACCTTCTTTTGAAATTTTCATAGCTACTCTTGTTTGTGTGAAGCACCAAAATAAAAACTAATTATAGCAGAAGCTAAACCGCCTAAATAACCTAGCACAAGATTAATTAAAGCTTCGCTGTTTTGTTCTGGTGGTTGTAGCGTTACAAGGAATATATACCCCATAAACCCACCAACAACTACAATACCCATTATTCTAGCTGTCCAATCTTTACCAAATTTTCCTCTAGCATCTTGTATATCTGCTGTTTCTAAAGCAAATACATCTACTTCAAGTTCTTTCATCTGCAATTCAAAAGCTTGTTCTGTTTTTTTAAGTTCAAGCATTTGTTCTGGTGTAGCTTCAGCCATAGCTTTTTCAATTGATTTAGAATTATTAGGCACACCTAATACATCAGATATCATTTTAGCTGCCATACCGCCCATAGGTCCGCCTAAAGCAGTTCCTAATGTAGGTGCTACTGCACCTATTACA